CGAGATAGAGTCGATCTGCATGTTCCAAGCAGAACTATTAGCCTGATGCCCAAAACCGCTGATAGCGTTGCGTATAAAGTTATCATCTATCCAGCGAACATTTGAATCACGTGTATCCTCCAGCAGATAGCCTCCACTCTCGTTGCCTCCTACAACCCCTTTTTGAGCTTCAATGTTTTGAGCAAACGAGAGTATGTAGTCGCACGTTTTGTCTGAAAGCTCTTTTTCCCAAGACCAGAATAAAGGTTTAACAGGTATCATTTATATGCTTTGAGAACTCGACAAGGCAGGCCACCACCTACCTCGCCAGAGATAGACGAAGAAGTCATTGTATAAGGGCGGAGTTTTTCAAGCACCTTACCATTATCTAAAAATACTTGTTCGCTAAACATCAGCTTTATCTCGTCCGCATCTTTGTCGAACGAAAACGGTGTGTCAGCCGGGATGTATCTAAAAGCGGTGTCCCAGTCTGCGCTGTTATTAGTGCCTCCGAGTGCCGTGAAGCAAACAATAAGAGTGTCCTCTTCAAACTCAATACGAGAGTGACTATTGTCTAGTGTCCACTGCGCCATCGGGAAGGGGCTCCAGTACTCATGCCTGCTTCCCTTTTCCCACCCAGGAAAATCTAATGTAAGTGTTCTAGGAGAAGCGTCAGCATCGTAAGTCATCCGGCTAAAAGCTTCGTCGTATCTTGGGTTCTCAGAAGGATCTCTTAAATTAAACCAAAGAGTGTCCCTGTCTGGGTAGACATCTTGCAGCATACTGTAAAATCCCCAGATGTTCTCCAACGTGACATCGTCGTCTAGGTTCCACTTTTGCGTTATTGTGCCGCCTTCTAAAACCAACCACAAACCGTTCCCCTGAACAACACCCGAGTATACTGGGTGTCTTTCGGGAGCCACCGTCATCATGTCGTTTTTAGTGGTTCTTTCTGCAAACGCCATTGAACCGTCTGATAGGTTTTGTGTGCGCCCAGCACCCACTGTTATAGCGTCATCAAATTTACGTCCAAAAATCCAGTTTATGCCTTTGACTACCGCGGTCATTATATTTGCTCTGTAGTGTTTGGTTCTGCATTTTCTTGGCTTCTTACAGCGCGTTCATGTGCTTCGCCGTCGCCTAAGTCCCAAGTGTAATTTGGAGGAATAGTAGTGTCATTTTCATCAGGTTTGTCAGGCACTGATACGAGAGGCTCAATAAACTGTTTTATAGCATCCTCAATCCTCTCGTTGCTGGACTCCACATCAACCGTTTCTCCGTCGTCTTCAAACACGGCTGGAACCGAAAGCACAACGCCTTCGCCTTCATGCTGAAAAGTAACAACATGTTCTTGTAAGGAATCATCAAAATCTATAACACGGTACTCTGTCATTTCTTCACCCACATAGTGTCTCGATACAAGCTGTTTTTGCTGCCGCGTTGACGGCGTGTGAAATCCAACTTGTCTAGTTCCTTTTGATTCATTGCACGGATTTCTGCTTTCTTGCTGAAACCGCGCTTGAACGGGATTACCTGAACAATAGGCTCTCCACGTGGGATCATTATACTGCCTTCTGTCTGTATTAGGAAGCCAGGGAAGTTGATGTATTCAAAATATTTATCAGTATCCACGATGCCCGAGATAGCTTCGAAGTATTCGAGGTCACGGTTTACAGGCGGGACAAACATGCACGACCAACCCGGAGGGGTAGTTATCTGCCAGTAGTTGATAAACTTTAGTGGTGGCTTGGGTATTTGTGAGTGACCAACTATTTGAGCATGACTATGCTCCTCAAATACCGTCTCAGAAAACTCTGACTCCCAAGACACGTTTGCTCCGTCTTCTGAAATATTCAAATAAATATCCGCGGGAGCACCAATCAACCATCCCGTTTGTAAGATATCGATGAATGGAGGACACCGTTTTATTGTTTTGTTTCTTGGGCTGTCGTTGACAAAAGGCTTTAACCTTTTGAACCATTCCGGCATTACTGTCCTTGCGGGGACAGGGTCGGGAATAACGTCTTTTAAGTGAGGATATGTTGTGAAGGTTATCTTCGGGTCTCTACGAAATATCATTGCCTCGTCCAGTTTACTGTAACACCACCGCCAGACCCAACAGTCACCGCTACAGCTTGTTGGGCTGTGTTAATTGTTACAAGATTTGACACGTTAGCACCAGCACTTCCTGCGTTTCCAGAATTACCGGAGTTGCCGTTGGCTCCAGCGGCACCGGAATTAGCGTTGCCGTTTGACCCAGCATTACCAGCAGCACCGGGGTTGCCTGATCCGCCAGAATTAGCCCCGCTCCCAGCATTACCTGCTGACCCAGCGTTTCCAGAGCTTCCGGAGTTGCCAGAACTTCCGCTGTTGCCAGCTACACCACGACCACCACGACCACCGGCCCGACCATTACGACTAGCGTTACCGAAACCACCGTTGCCAGCATAACCAAACGGACCAGTGTTGCCATCGGGCGAACCAGTGGTTCCTGTTGGCCCAATGTTTTGACCAGACGCTCCGCCGTTACCGCCGCCGCCTCCAGCACCACCATTACCAGCAGCACCACCATTACCAGCAGTTCCTGGATTACCAGCGTTGCCACTATTACCAGCGTTACCAGCGTTACCGGCCGCCCCAGCACCACCATTGTTTCCGGGGTTTCCTGGATTTCCGGAGTTAGCGTTACCACCAGCACCACCAGCACCGCCTGTACCAGCATTGCCACCATTACCAGCGGAACCACCAGAAGCCGATACAAGATTACCGAAGTTTGTGTCAACACCAGCGTTGCCTGCATTTCCTGCATTTCCAGAGTTACCAGAAGCCCCTTGATTTCCAGCGGTTCCCGAATTACCGGAACCACCAGAAGTAGCACCGTTGCCACCACTTCCAGCGTTACCATTTGCTCCAGACGTGCCAGGATTGCCCGACGAACCGCTGTTTGCATTACCCGCGCTGCCAGCAGAACCCGCGTTACCCGCGTTACCCGCGCCACCAGCCGATCCAGCGTTTGGTGTCCTATTAAAGCCGGTGTTCTCAGCATTACCTCCGGGACCTACGGCACCACCGCCCGCGTTGGGATTCGTGCCCGCGTTACCACTAGAACCAGGATTCCCTGGATTGCCGTTTGCGACAGTATTTCCAGGCGCGGGAATGCCGGGGGCGGAGTTCTTAAAACAGAAAAATGTAAGCCCGTTGTTCCCTTGACCGCCAGCACCGCCACCGCCACCACCACCGCCAGCACCTCGGTTACCCGCACTACCAGTTGTACCAGAATTACCGTTACCGGCGGCACCACCATTACCAGCAGCACCGTTGTTCCCGGGGTTTCCGGGGTTGCCTGCGTTTCCAGCGGCTCCAGCGGCTCCAGCGTTACCCGCTGTACCGGCATTACCAGTCGCACCTTGATTACCTGGGTTTCCGCCATTGCCCGGCGTACCTGTGCCGCCTGTAGCGTTCACAGTTACTTTGTGAACACCCGGAGGAAGATTGAAAGTACCGCTTGAGTTAAACGTCGCACTACCGCCGGGGTATAGCGGGTCATACCGTGTGGCGGTACCTACGGAAGGCATTAGTTTACCTGTTCAGCAAGCGTTGTAAAATCAGAGGGAAGATCGCTGCTTTGAGTTGCGTACCACGACTTGACGTATTTATCAGAACCGTCATCAGCTTCCCAAATCACACGGTCATACGTCAAAACAGGGGAGTTTGTAAAAATGACGGGGGAGTCATTTTCGTCAAGAAACCAAGTAGAAACAGCGCGTAAGTCATCTATCGGATCAGCGTAGTCTAGGTTTGTATATGCGATACCGTTTTGATCAAGCCACTGCCGGAACTCAGCAGATGCAGCTTGACCTACTTTTGCATGGAGATGAATATTTTCATACCTAATTGCCATCTTATGCCTCGTAGAATGATAGACTTACGTAAATATTAGTGTCACCCTTAATCAGCAAAGCCGTGTAAATGGTCGTCTTATTAGCCGACGAGTTTACAGCAGGCTGCGTCGAAGAGTTGTTATACACTATACTATAACCGCTCGGTGCTGCCAACGTGAAGGTTCGTCCGCCCGAACCGTCTTGCACGGCGATAACCGTTACTGCCCGAATGGACCCCGTAATCAGGTCGTCGGTAGTCGGAAGCGTCACGGTTGTAGCCCCCGTCAAAGTGTACCTAGCATTCAACTGAATATCGGGAACAGTAAGCGACCCCGAAGCAGAACTAACAGAAAACAAGTTTTCTTCCGTGCCGTGGAACTGGAGGTCTTTGGTGACAAGACCGTCGCCATCAAACGCCCCGCTATCGTCTTTGTAGATAGCACGTTCGGCAGGCTGGGAACAAAACACTGTTTTTACCCCAGCACCCCAATTAACTGCACTGCCTCCGTTGGAGCTTTCTAAAACACTATCACGAGATAGTGTTGTGCCAGATGACGTGTATGTGCCAATGCCGACTTCAAAGTCAACATCATCTGTAATAACGTAATAAGTCTTGTTTCCGTTACCAATAGCAGCAAATGATTGAAAGCCAGTTTCCGCACCAGCAAGCGTGACCGTGCCAGTACCTGTCGTGGTAGTGGTCTCTTTTACACGGTCTTTTACGACAGGAACTACCATGTAGTCACCTACGCGATGCGAATGATGGCGTTACTTGCGTCAGCCGTTGGGAACTGAATTGTGAAGTCACCGTTGGTGGACGTTTTATCGGAACCAAAATCCAACACGCAAACAGCTTTGTTGCTGTCGGTGCTGTTGTAAATCAGCGCACCACGAGCCGTGATTGTGGAAGACGCAAACGTCAGGTCGTTGAAGTCGGTAAACGCTGTTGTTCCCGAGCTAGTCGGTGCAACATTTGTCAGTGTGCCGCCGCCTGCGCTGTAACCAGTTCCGGTTACTTCGCCGAGACCGCTACTTGCATATGCGGTAGTGCTTGCGTCAAGACTTGCACTGCTTGTGTGTAGGGACAGCTTGAAAGTGTCACCGCCAGAAGCAGAGAAGTTGTGTGTCCCAGTTAGCAACTCGGTTTTGAACGATGTAGCCATCGCTTGTGAAATACTCATCACATTCTCCTAATAAGTTCTGCGACCTCGGCATGACCGTTTTCGCGTAAGACATTATACATGGTTGTTCGATCGCTGTTAACTGCTTCTTTCATGTAGTGAACGAGCAGCGGACGAATAGCATTCTTGAACGCATGTGCTTGATCCCGAATAGCAGGGGGAGCCTGGTCTGAGATTCCGATGATACGGTCTAAGCACCGCTCAACAATCTCCTCGGGTTTGTGACCACGGTTCTCCGTAGTCGTTACCGATACAATCGGGGTCTTGGGTAGGTTTATGCCTACTTCAAACATTAGGTTTTACCTCTACGTACCAGACCGCCGCTATATGCGTCACCGGTCTGTTTGGCCTCACCAAGATCTTTGAGTCGAGTAAGTGCTTCACCGAACTTCTGGTCATAGTTTTGAATGACATCCGGTTCGCCCTTCATGAAGGTGTAAGCCTCAATCAAAGACCCATACAACATAGCGAACGGTGCGTTGTCGCTCAACCATGTTTTTCCTGAACTGGTTCCAGCAGTGAGGCTGGCAGGGCGATAGAAGTAGTGAAGCTCAACCGCATATGTCGCATCAGGGGACGGCGCAACAATTAGATTGCCCTCATCAAACTCACCGTAATATTTAGGCAGACCTTGCGTAGAAGCATTCGGGTTGTAGTCTTCGATAAAACTTACATCTTTATGTTGCAGAAATGATTTATTGTTCGAGCTTGTTACGGACAGAGAAAAAGATGACAGGTAGTCATCCGGCAACGCGAGAAACCTATTACCCGATGTAAAGGAGCTTGTCTGATTGCGGCGGAAAAATGTCAGTTGAACACTTTTAAGAATACGCTCTTCGCAGTTGCGAATGAACACAGGTAGATTAGAGACGAAGGTAGTCTCTTCATTCTCTGTGTAATCCTTGATTGCTTCTTTTAGTTCGCTGTATGTAAAACTCATGATGTCGTCACCGTTACCTTACCAACACTGGCCGTTGCCTCTAAGTTTAGACCACCCACTGGTTTGAACCCAAAATATGTCTCAACGTGCGTGTCTGGACGTGGGTCACGTAGTGCCTGCGGGTCATTAATGTTCCGCGGCGGCGTGAGTTGCGGATGCTTGGGCTCATACTCGTCTGGGCCGACAAGCGCACCATTCCATTCACGTCTCATTTCTCTCAAGCGATAACGGAACCCGGAGCGATCCGAGATGCCATAAGCTTTTTTACCTGCCGCAAAACGTGCCATTAGGTTACTCTCATGTAACTAATACTAGGAGTAAGCTTCAGTGCTACACGATCCTCGTCCTCGTCCGCTGCACGTTGGAACTCTTCTTCATATATAGCCTTCAAAAGTTGAACACGGTCAGGAGCACGTTTGACAGCCATGTAATATGCGAGACCAGCCACCATGCAAGGTAGGAAACGGAAAGGAGCGTCAACATCATTAACAGCGGCATCGGCATCTTCTATCCTCTGGACATAATAATACCTTACCACATCTGTGCTGTTTTCAGGAGCAGGCCAGACATTAACCTTCGGTGCCGTTTGACGATTGAAATACAACTGAGAGGGACGACCAGTTGTTGTCTTGGTCGGAATATTTTGATACTCGCTACGGCTGATCCTATCAACTTGAAAATCAGTCCCGTCTCGACGAACAACAACTTCGAGGATATCTACAACATCGGATGTCAAAGTATACTCTGACTGACCTGAGACCATGTTGATTGTTCCGCTTTTTACTGTCCAAAGATTAACACCGCGGTTCGCCCAATCAGCAAACATGAGGTTCAAAGAACGACGAGCCGTACGCGCATCGTAGCCAGTGCGAAC